TCTTCGACAAGGTTACGAAAGGAGGTCTCCCCAATAAAACGCTTAACATCGCTCTTGCTGGCACTGGTGTTGGTAAGTCTTTGTTTATGTGCCATTTTGCCTCTTCTGTTTTACTCCAAGGTAAAAACGTTCTCTATATTACTATGGAGATGGCTGAGGAGAAGATTGCAGAAAGAATAGATGCAAATCTTTTGAACATCAACATGCAAGATATTACTGATCTTCCAAAGCAAATGTTTGAAAGTAAGGTAAATGATATATCTAAGAAGACTCAAGGCACATTAATAATTAAAGAATATCCAACAGCAGCAGCACACTCAGGTCACTTCAAAGGATTACTCAATGAACTTGCATTGAAAAAATCTTTCAGACCTGATATAATATTCATAGACTACTTAAATATATGTGCGTCTTCACGTTATCGAGCAGCAAGCAATGTCAACTCCTACTCCTACATCAAAGCAATCGCAGAAGAATTACGAGGTCTCGCAGTTGAGGCAAATCTTCCAATCGTCTCCGCTACTCAGACGACTCGTTCGGGCTTTGCTAGTAGTGATGTTGATCTTACTGACACAAGTGAGTCCTTCGGTCTTCCTGCCACTGCTGATCTTATGTTTGCTCTTATATCTACGGAAGAACTTGAGAGTTTAAATCAAATATTGGTTAAGCAATTAAAGAATCGATACAATGATCCAACAATTCATAAACGTTTTGTTGTTGGTATTGATCGTGCAAAGATGAGATTATATGATTGTGAACAAAAAGCTCAAGAAGATATTGTTGATAATACTGAACAAACAGAATTTGATGAAGATAAATCAAAATTTAAAAAAACATTTGGAGATTTTAAATTTTAATGATAGAGATAGATAATTTTTTAAATGAAAATGATATTAAAATTTTAATTGATTATTATGATAATACATTTAAACGTAGGTTGTCTAGATATTCTTTTTGGGATGAAAGAGTTTTACAATGTCACTCAATAACTAAACCTAAAGTAAGAAAACTTATAGCTAGCATTCAATATAAAGTCATAGTTAAATGTTGTAAATTTTTTGATGAGGAATATGTATATCCAGATCACACTGATATAGTGACTTGGAAGTCTGGAATGGAACTGAAGCCACACGTTGACAATATGCACATATATAATCCAGATTTAAAACATAATACACCACATAGGGATTACTCATCAATCATATATTTGAATGACAACTATGAGGGTGGAAACACTATTTTCCCAAATCAAAATTATAAAACAACCCCAAAGGCAGGGAAATTAATAGTGTTTCCTTCAGGTAGTAGTCATCCTCATGGAGTTACTGAAGTCACATCTGGTGTTAGATATACGCTCGCAATGTGGTTCACAAAAGATTTGAATCATATATCTTTTACTGATCATATTGATAAATCTTCTCTTTTTATAATAGAGAGTTTAAAGGATTTATACTTGCTAAATGAAAGGTTATTGACAAAATTATCAAAAACATTTATACTTAAAAAAAAAAATTAAATGACTGTAGATACTGAAAAATACATAGATTTTGTGCACGGTGTAACAAGCACAGAAAGTTTAGACTACGCAGCACTTCTGACTCGTATGAATAAACTTGAGTTAGAAGATGATTGTAATTTATCACAGTTGTTAACAGCTGCACTTGGACTCACAGCAGAGTCAGGTGAGTTCACTGAAGTAGTAAAGAAAATCATACTACAAGGTAAACCATACAATGAAGATAACGTTTTTCATATGAAAAGAGAACTTGGTGATATATGTTGGTATATCGCACAGGCTTGTATGGCACTTGATACTACATTTGATGAGATTATAGAAATGAATGTAGAGAAACTTAAAAAGAGATATCCCGGTGGTGAGTTTAATGTGCATCAATCTGAAAATCGTAAGAAGGGAGATCTATAAATACTAATGATAAATTTCAGTAGGTTTCCCCAATGGGATTATTCAATGATGATATAACCGGATTGGCAGCAGCTTATGCTTCCATGAACGATGGCAAATATTTGCTTACAAATGCAGATAAGGTTGGAAATACACCCGCATGGCAAAACAGATATAAAGTAAATGAGTCAACTGGCGAAATGCTTTATGAGATGGCAGATCATCTCAAAGAATCCTATGAGGAAGAACTTATCGCAAAACTTGACGCAACCTTAGAGGAACTCAGAAGATTAGACGAGGGAAAAATACCTGCAGGTCTTCAAGCATACATGGATAAAAAGAAAGGTAAGAAAGGTAACGGTGATAAGAAAGAAGAAGAGAACGGTAATGGAAAAGATCATGGTAATGGTAATGGATCAAAAGGATCGAAACCAGACTTTCTTGACTTAGATAAAGATGGTGACAAGAAAGAGCCTATGAAGAAGGCAGCAAAGGAAAAGAAAGAAGAGACAGAATACAACTATGTAAATGCGTATGTTGAGAAGGTGATGGGTGCAGATACAACCATGAGAAAGATGGCTGCAAAAGACAGAGCACAAGGAAAAGATAAACTTCTACCTAAAAAAGAGGGTGACAGAAATGCTGCATTTATGAAAGCAAAGATTAAAATGAGTCCTAGATATGCAGGAGCAATGGGTGAAGAGATTGATGCGTCTGATGTTGTTCAAAAATTAATTGACTCTGGTAAGTTTACAAAAGAAGAGATTGAAAGTATAATTAATTCATAGTTTATTTTTTCTATGATTAATCTACGTGACAAAATTTTAAAAAGTCAAATCGCTTACTACAATGGTTTGATTGCAAAACACCAACAGAATGTTGAGATCTATCTCAATCAACCTGTAGGTATTGGTGAGCACTCAGATGTCATGGCAGCGATAGATGGTGAAATAAATTCTATCGCACAGGCTCATGAGAAGATTGAAATTATAAATCACTATTTCCTAAACAGATAAATGGCAGTTGAGTATTCAGAAATTATGACAGGGGCTGCCATGTTCTACTCGAACAAAGAATTAGATTTCTTTTCTAAGGATGAAAATTCTTTAGTGATGATGCTCAAAGATTTTAAACAAACAATTAGTAGTTCTTTAAATGTTGAATATGGTGCAAATAAAACTCAGTTTATCGATTATGTAGATCAGGGAAGATTTGATAGACTCACTAAATTATCAGAGAAGAAAAGAAAAGAATATCTGACAAACGCTGTTCAAGGAATATCAGCAGCAAAAGCAATAAAAAAATGGTTATCAGGTAAATATGGATTAAATCCAGATGTAAAAGCAGAGAAAGTTTTTGTCACTGGTAACAAATGGCCAACAGAGGTTGCAAAGTTTAAAGTCAAGGCATTTGGATTCGATGATTATAATTCTTCTGATATAATTATAAAAACAAAGGGGAAAAAATATTATGGTATATCCCTAAAGAAAAAACCAAAAGGCAATTCACAAGATCCAACTTTGATAAACAAAGCATTTGATTCTATTCTAAGAGGGCCAGGCCCTGATGGTGCATTTAATAAAATTAAAAATGATATTCAAGAGGCAAGAACGGAATATTTTGCTGGTGTTGTAAAAGAAGCAGTAAGAAAAGATATATTGACTATTCCGAATATTGACAAACTTAGTGATGAAGAACTTTTTACAGCAAGAAATAGAGATAAGATCAAATTTGAAAGAGCATATATTGACACCAAAGGAAACAATTCAGATGGGTATAATACTGAACCAAAAAATTGCAAGTCGTTAGCTATGAAAGATTTTGTCAACTCAGGATTAGCACCTGCAGATAATGAGTTGTTTAAAAAATTTGAAAAAGTAGTCGAGGGTAACGGTAAAATTTTTGCTGATACATTAGTAAATTTAATTTTAAAAGTAAATTTATATGATAAACTTGCAGCAAATAAAAAATTAAAAGACTATGACTTTGGATTTGCTTTGGTAACTGGTGTTGGCTCTGTAAAAAAAGCTCCTAGAACTGATCCTCCTGTGTATGTGCCCACTGTAGGGGGTGGAAAAGCATTCGATCTTCATACAATTCTATGTGGGTTGAGGCAAATGACTGCTAATAAAGATGAATATGAGATTGCAGTTGATTTTGATAAAAAAGAAATAACAGATGCTGCCAAAATATTTTTCAAAATATCAAAAGCTGATGTGCCTATATTGAATTTAGAGTTAAGGTATAAAGGATCTTTTACACCTCAACCACAATTTCAAGCAGTTATAACACCTGAGTTTCAAAAAATTTTAACTGAAGAATGTTTAATTTCTGCTCCACCACCAAAATGATAATCACTAAATAAGTACATAGGAATACGATATGAAAGGATTTTCCCAATTTTTAGTTGAAGCAGAGACATCACAAGCGGCCGCACAAGCAAAAAGATTACAATTAACAAGTGACGGTCATGGTGGGTGGACGGATCGTACTGGAAAATATGTGGCAAAAACTGAGAAAGGTAAGTTAGTATTTTTTAAAGGAAGAGATAAAAAAGATGAAGAGGAACCAGAAGCAAAGAGAAGACCAGCACCAGAACCAATCAAGAGAAAGATATCTCCAAAACAATTAGAAGATCCAAAGGCAACAAAGACAAAAGATCCAGATTTAAAAACACCAGAAGGAACAAAGAAACCTGATGAAGTTGATCAGGCAGAGAGTGATACAGTCACAGTCGCATTCGGTAGATTCAATCCACCTACAATCGGTCATGAAAAGTTAATGAAGGCAGCAGATAAGGTTGCAATGGGTGGCCCACTTAAGATATATCCATCAAGAACACAGGATGCGAAGAAGAATCCACTCGATCCTGATATGAAAATATCATTTATGAAAAAATTATTTCCTGATTACGAGGAGAATATTATTAATGATGGTGGGATGAAATCTATATTCAACGTATTGATTGCAGCAGACGAAGAGGGATATGATAATGTGAATATCGTTGTAGGAGCAGATCGTCAAGCTGAATTTGAGAATCTTGCAACCAAATATAATGGTGAGTTATATAATTTTAAAGACATACGTGTTGTATCTGCTGGTATAAGAGATGCAGATGCTGAAGGTGTTGAAGGTATGTCAGCATCTAAGATGAGAAAGGCAGTTGTTGATGGTAACTTCAAAGCATTTAAGAGTGGGACACCAAAGAATATTAAAGATGATGATGTTCAATCAATATTCAATGCAGTTCGATCAGGCATGAAGTTAAAGAAAACATCAGTCACAGAGTTATGGCAGATCGCACCTAAGTATGATGCAAGAGGATTAAGAGAGCAATACGTATCTGGTAAGTTGTATCGTATCGGTGATATCGTTGAAAATCTAAACACAGGATTGATTGGTAAAATCATAAGGCGTGGTACAAATCATCTCATTTGTGTGACAGAAGAGGATCATATGTTTAAATCATGGATCAGAGATGTTATGGAATACACAGAAGTCAAGATGAGCCGTCGTATGAGAGATAAAACTCATCCTAATTATCTAATTGGTACAAGTGGATACCGTAAAAATGTCATGGATAAGATGGGTGTTAAGAAAATACAGAACTTTGATATTAAGGAGTTCATAAATAAATACAGACTAAAAAAGTGACATGCCACAAGGAATATC